GTCCTTGTGTAGACCCAAGTGTGGCCATTGGCTGAGCGCCCCACTCCGATTCCGGGGTGGCGTCAATATTTTCCCAATTAGATACATAAGAAGGTAAGCTTCTCTTAAAGTAGTGATATGCAAGCGTTGTAGTAAACGTTTGAACCTCACCATCTGTTCCAATATCATATTCTACTGCTCCAACACTTACTGGATATAGGCCAAAGAGCCTGTAAGTATCAACTTCAGTACCAGCTTGGTCATATAAAACCATTGTTAATTGGCTATCATCACCGCGGATCGTTTGACCGCTAGTGCTTCTGTCGTCAAATATTGCATAATTCCAGTCTTCGAATAATCGACGAATGTTTAATGCTTGGTCTAAGCGCCATGTTACTTCCCAACCGGCGGAGTTGGTGTACTTTGCATTGCCGGGGAGGTTAAACTCTAATCCATGAAAGTTAATAGGTACATTAGTTACCTCACGCCCTGGTAGAGTACCGGTCTGGGCATATATATAAGGCAGACCTGGTGAGCCAGGATCGCCGATTATAAGCCCGTTATTCTTAATTTCAGTTATTCTCCATTGGTGTTTCCGTGCAAAGTCAATATTAACTGCTTTTGCATAAAACTTTTCAATTGTTTGTTCTAGATCTGCCATAATTGTGTCCTTTTAAATATTTATTCCCTATTATACTTTTAGCCGACCAATTCTGAGAAAGATTGGTCAGTCCTGGTTGCGTAGAAGTTGACCAAGATAAACTCGGCAGCTCGTACTGGTTTAATATAGATATCAACAACCAACTCATTTTGGTCGATAACCACTGGTGGGTTGTTACGATCATCACATACTAGCAAGAAGTCGTATAATCCTTGAGTATTTTTAACTCGTTGGAATATAGGTTCTAGTACTGCTACTATGCTAGAGCGGGTCCTAGCCGTGTTAGGCTCGAAAACGTAGTACTTAATTGTACGCCGGACAGCTTTTTCGGTCCATAAGAACATACGCCTTACGTTAATCCGGTCAAAAGCTGACGGTTTCGCTTGTAGGGTCTTTTGACCAAATATTACATACCCATCAGCTGGGAAGAATGCAACTGGATTGAGGCCAATCTTATAGAACTGGTCACGTTGCTTTTGATTAGGTCGAATTGCCGCCTCAAGAACGTTGGTTAACAAACCTCTGGTAAAACCAGCGGGCGCGAACCAGGGTTGGTATCTAGCATCGTTATTAGCGAATGCAGCTCCAACTACTCCGGAGGGTGGTACCCATACGTTTTTATCAATTACCTTGTCGTATTGGACAAACCAATTGCCGTAAGTACAAGCATAATTAGTATTTGTAGTACTAAGCAAGTGCTTTAGTGGGTAAAAAATGTGTTGACTCCAATTCTTCGTCTTATCTCTTACAGTTAATCCGTTTTTACCGGATACAAAGATGTGACGCAGTGGGTCAAGAACCGTGATATGATCGCGGCGTCTGTCTTGAGCGAATGCTACAAATGAATTTGCGACGGCCTTCCAGGCTTTAACAACCTCATCCCCGTGCCAATTAGCACCAAGCGCGCCACCGTCTTTATCTAGACCGGAAGAAGAATCAGTCATTGTTGAAGCGAACATACCGGAGAGGTCGAGTGACTTCTCGTCGTCATATGCTCCACAGAATTCGTCACCAACTGAGATCTTGTTATGTACCTTTTCATATGACTGTTGCACATGAATTGTACTTAATCCGGCGTCAAGAGTGACGTCAATTTCCCATTCATCGAGATTTTGAAGTTTTTCGAAGTATCTTTCAATCTTGGCTGGGATACTACCGATACATTTCTTACTAGAAGAAGGAACTTCTTCTTGATATGTACCGATTCCCCATGCATACTTTTGAGATTGATCATGGAATGATACGGATACTTCCGGTACCATAGGATTGTCAGCATCTCCTAAGAATGTTCCTCTATTTTCAGAGATATTCTTATTAATATAGATTGATAATAGTGTCGAGGTTTCCCCGGCTGGTTCAAGGTAAAAGCTTTTCGGCTTACCACCGGAAATATTAGCTTGAGTGCGGTATGCATCCATTGAACCTACCATTGCTTCGTCTAAGCCGAAGTCTAGCATTGTAGTATCTACAGCGTAAATTGATTTACGTACTTTAAATACTGCCATTCCAATTGTATCCCTAAACTCATCTACTGCGATGTCCCATGAAGGTATATTTTCGAATACTTCAGAAATTGAACCGTCTTTACCGGTTACAACATCTGCAGTTGTAGCGAAGTTTAGACGGTCACCGGGAACGTTTAAATATGTACCAGCAGCGCCGAATGTTTTCAGTCCTTGGATTGAATCAAATGTGTTATTGGCGGGGTCGCTACCATCGCTAACTGCGAATTGGCCGTTGTCACCAAATCCAATGTAATAACCTTCAAAGTAGTTATTAACTGTGGTTTGGGCCTTATTTACCAGTACCATACCGGTACCAGCAATACGTTTCTTAAATTCACTAAGCCTTCTCTTAGAAACTCCTTCGTCCGTTCCTTCATAGAACGAAGCTATGCCGGCATCACCATTGTAATAGATTGGTAAGTCCTCTGCTCCTAATTCCATGGAGTTGTCGGAAACACCGGTGGCAAAGCCATTGATGTCGAGGGATTCTAGGCAATCGTTACTAAACGTAACTTCACCATTACTAAGTGCGAAGTACTCTTCGGGTAGAAGGTCAACACGTACTGGTGAGCCAAATTGAATGTTATCACAAGCGGATAATCCGAGAGTGGTTGTATGACCGCCGGGGTTCGTGTCAAAGTCAGGACCGAGCGATGATCCGGGGACTCCCGGTTCTTCTCCAATCTGATCTCCATCTCCAGATACTGGAAATAGTAATGCGCTGTAAAGCTCATCACTAAATGTGTTTCCGCGTTTTTCGCCGTATGGTAACCGGGCGGTCATGATGTTTGCAGGGCTATTAAATACCGACTTAACTGTGTGATAAAAATATCTCTCAGCGGCGTTTGTAGGTGCACCATAAATGGTCTCATATTCCTGAAACGTGGTTACCGATAGTACCTCATCGGTGGGACCATTTTGTGAAAATCCTGTGATTAATATATTAGTCCCTGCTGGGAATGTAGTCCTTGTACTGAGATCTATCTCATTAATTTCTACACCTGGTGATTGTATTACTCTTGCCATAGTTTGTG